CGTTCTAAGCCTTTTCATACAGATTTGACGGCAGTGCGCCCAACCCCGTTCCGACTCTCGCCAAAATAGATTTCTTCCGGGGGGGGTGGTAGGGTCGTGGTAATATATAATTGATCATTCATCTCTTTAGGCTTGACGAAAATTGATTGATGCTGTTTACCCTTCTGAACGGAGTCTCTTTCACGGTTTATTTAACTCTTCATCATCCTCCACGAGCCGCCTTGATTTGCGCCTCAGGACTGAGCCGAATGACAGCGTTGATTCAGTCTCCATTCCGCGCTTTCGGAAGAACTCATTGCACTTCTTCCTGATCTCAGCTTGGCTGATCTTTCCCGGATGACCGCCCTCGTCTCCTGCTTTAGAGAGACGAAGCGGCTTGCCGTTCATGGTTGACCATCCGTCCTCGTTCATGCGCCGATCTCCTGCTTGGCGAGGTATTCATTGATCTGGTTCCATTCCTCAACCATTGGCCTGAGAGCATCAGATGCGAGCTTCAGGTATTCGACATTTCCAGTCTCAATCGCCACCTTCCAACGATCTCGCAATTCAGAGAATGCTTTTACAAACCGAGCCGTAGATGGGATGGGGTCAGCATTTTTATCTGAATCAGCAATCCTTGCTGAAACCTCAAACCCAAGTTCGACGATGATCTTTGCCTCGGTGCGGATAGCCTCATCAAACCCCCAGTTTTTCTCAAAACATTCCCGACATGATCTTTCCCCCTTTCCGGAATATTGATTCATAAACTTCATCCGCTTCCATGCATCAATAACGATGTGCTTTGGAGTTCCTTCAGGGAAGACGACTCCCTCAGGTGTGAGTTGTATTCCGTAATCTTGTTCTAGTGTTAGTTGCATTGTTTTTGTAATTTCTTTTGGTTTTTTACTTCTTGGCGTAGGCGGGTTTGCCTCTCGCTTTCTGACATTTTTCCGGGGTTCTTTTCCCTTCTCGTTGACCATCCTGCCTTGGCTGACGCCTTGTAGACTTTGGAGCTTTCCAGCATCTTTTGGCCTCTAGCATGGATGCCAAACTCCTCCTCATTCCTCTTTACCCAATGACTTACGTCAGCCTTTGTTTTCCCGATCTTCCTCCCGATCTCTGAGAGGCTCATCCCGCAGAGATCCCACTTCTGACTCTGCAGTGACCAGAGCAGTGTAATGACCCTAATGCCCACGGCCTCAAGCGTTGCTGCTGATAGCCCAGATGTCCCTGTGATTCGTTCCAAGGCCTTCTTTAGTTGAGAAGCGGCATCCGATGATTGAACCGAGTCAATGTATTCCTCTAAAAACTCCCGGCTGTCATCAGGAAGGCTTTCCAATATGTGCCGCATATCAATGTCACGAAGCGGATCATAAGTTGGATTGTATGGCTGGCGCATGGCCTCGATTGAGTCATTGACCCAAGCCCGGCCTGCCGCTTGCGGGGTGCAGGAGATCATTCCCGTTCCTCCTCGTTAAGGATCTCCACCTCTGGCGTCGGCATCGCCGGGGGCAGATCAAAGTGCTGTCTCTGGTCTGCCATCCCGGCCTCATATGCCGCCCGGCACCTCTCTTCGATTGTTGGGATCTTGTTGTTAGGGCCGAGGTATCTGGCTCCCTCGGTGTTCCACCAGTTGGCGAATGTCATGTTGTTTGGGGTTTGGGTTGGTTTTTGCTGGCGAGGTATTCGCGCCTGACGGACTCAGGCCACGTTTTGAATGGGAACGTCGAAGCTGTGGGGTGGACTTCTAGTGAGTCCGGATATTCCTGAGACCGCCACGCGAAGGCGTCGGCCTCGTCGATGTCCGTCTTGGGCTTAGGCTTTGCCGTCGGTGAGAATGCCGGGGCGTCCTGCCATCTCCTCTCCGAGATCCATGTCTCGGGTGAGGGGATGAACTTGCCGTTGTCCTGCCGCCATTCTTTCGACTTCTTGAACGCCTCCAACGACCGGATGAGATCATCCTGTGGCGGGAGAGCGTGGATTGATGAAGAGAATGCCGACTGCGCCCGGTAGAGGTTTTTGCGTCGGTTTTCGGGGTATGCCTTCCAAAACTCCGAAAAGCGTTGCTCGATCCGATTCACCGATGGTGTTTCTTGCGTCGAGGATACGGCTAAAACTGATGATTGGCTTCCGTCAATGTCTCCACCGCGGACTGCTGTTTTTTCTCCTGTTTTTTCAATCCTCGACGATACCTCAACCATCACCACATCCTCCTCCACCCCCTTGGGGGGTAGGGGGGATATATTGGTTATTGGTTTATGGTTATTGGTTGGCATTGGGGTAGCATTGGGGGGGCTATCCAACCCCATATGGGTGTCGCATGGGGGGGCCATAGCCCCCCTATGGCCCCCCCATCGTGCCTCTGCTCCTTTTTTGCCTCCCTCGGTTTGCTTTTTGAAGTTACGGATCTCCTTGTCAGCCCTTTCGTGACTCCATCCGCCGCTGATGCTGGTGAAAAACTCACCGAGGATAGCAGCGACGACATCATCGGGCATCCTGACCCTCCGTGCGATGGTCTTCAGGTCGGGCAGATCCCCGTCCTTGTCATAGTAAAGGTCCAGCAGGCGGCGGTAGCACAGATCCTCGTCGTTTGAGAGGTGAGCCGTCGCGCCCCGGTAGTCGCCGATGTGGAAAGAGAAGTAATTCATGCGAGAATTAGCTCCGCTTGGTTCAGATTCCACGCCGGCCCGAAGTTAATGCGTCCTACTTCCATGTTAAAATCCTCCATGCTGTTGCTGCCATTTGAGGAACCTGGGCATTCCCAACGGCGCGAGTTCGCTCCACCCTTCGGGGAATCCCATTCGCACTTCCGAATGAGTCGGGTGCGGGTATGTCATGCCGAACTTTAGCTTCACATAGTCCCGCCATTGATCGAATCGCTCCCTCCCGTTGTCCTTTCTCCGAGAGGTAGTCCCACCCTTCCAATCGGTTGCGATTGGGGTTGGCAACAATCCAGATTCGTTCTCTTCGGTGATCGTAACCGGCGAAGTTAGCCCCCAACACTCCCCATTGAGCATCATACCCCATTGAGGCCAAGTCCCAGAGAACTCTTCCAACCCCCCGAATAGTGAGTGCTGGCGAGTTTTCCACGAAGACTCCGACTGCGGGTTGAACCTCGCGAATGACCCTTGCCATCTCGGCCCACAGTCCTGATTGATCTCCTTCGATTCCAGCCCCCCCCCCGGCAACGCTGATGTCGGTACATGGGAACCCCCCTGCGATGACATCGACTTTGCCCCTCCATTCGATCCCGTTGAAATCTCGGATGTCTCCGAAGATTGGGAAGGGAGGTAGTATTCCGTCGGCTTGTCGCTGTTTGAGGACTGCTTGGCAGTAGGGTTCGATTTCAACTGCTGCGACAGTTGTGTGTCCGAGGAGGTGTCCACCAAGGATGCCTCCACCGGCTCCAGCGAAGAGGTGTAGTTCGCGCATATCATGCGAGGCAAAGCTCCTGTTGTGCGAAGGCGCAATCGCGGATGAAGTAGGAGGCATGGCGCTTCCCTGCCTTGGAACTGACCATGACTTCCTTAATATCGTGACCGGCCCTCCGTAGTTCGTGGACACGGGCGGCGAGTCGGAAGCATCCGTACTCGTTGAGGGCATCCAGCGCCGTGAGAGGCTTGCCAGAGAGGAGGTGATCCAGAATAACCTGGGCTTGAGTCGGGTTGCTGTGGGCGCTCATTTTGCCCTCCTTTCCTGCACGAGGCTGATCGTCCCAGCCCCCTCGGTGATGGCGCATGGAAACGGCTCCGTGGTAAAGTCTGCCCATGCTTTCTGCAGCCCCTTTGCATCAACCTTTAGGAACGGGGCAAGCTTGGCTATCCCCATGCCTTTAAGGACTTTCAGAAGCACCTCCTCGGCATCGACCGATTCGCTGCCCTTCCGGTTCTGAAGCCTCCACCCGGGGACTTCCTCGCCAGCCTCGATGGCAGCCTTGACCTTATCGCTGACGGCGAGATCCTTGAAGATGGCTTCAAGCTTCTTGAAGGCTTGCAGGGCCATTGCTGCATTCTGAGGCGACGCCTCGATCCACTTGCGGCTTATCGTAGCCGGGAGAGCATCGACCACTGTCAGGGCCGTCTCTGCTGGCTTTACCCAGACCGAACAAGACTCACGGCGAGCGCACCAGTTGCACCCGTCATTCTCCTGCGGTTGCTGGGAACCATCCTTTAGACGCTCAAAGATCGGAAGCACGATTGCCTCGGCCTCCTGCCTTGTGAAGGTAGCAATGTGATATTCCGTCTCCGGGTCATCGAGTGGAATGATTGCGACCTGACAATAATCTACTTGCTCGTGATCCATCAGCATTAGCCCATAACAGGCAAGCTGCTCGGTATAGGCTTCAGGCCCGGCGATCATCGCGCCTGACTTAAAGTCAACGATGGTCAGGATCTTCTCCCCATTTTCATCCTCCTCGCTTGAGTATCCCCAGGCGTCAATGGTTCCAAAGTTTAGCTCCTCCAAGTCTTCATTCAGGAGTGAGAACTTCTGCTCAACACCCCGGAGTGCATTGATGAGTTTGTAAAGGCGATCAACTCCGCGCAGGGCCTCCGGTTCAGCATGGGGAGCCTTGCTAGGGCTCCCGCTGAAGTTGAGGGTATCGGCGATCTGCTGGTGAAGCATCGTCCCCCTGCCTGCCGCTTCCCCGGCGGCTTTGCCGCCGAGGAAGTGAACGCATTTTGCCAGCTTGGGAAGGGTGCTTGGTCCGTGTGGATGGTGATCGCTCATGCGGCCTCCTTTCCTGCTCCCACAACGATCTCTTCCCACTTGGAGACGAGACGCTTCAGGACGTTCTTAGGGAGGTCTGCAACGTATTCAGCCCCGCCCTTGTTTGCCCCCTTGCGGTTGACGAATCCAAGCACCGCTGCCTCCGGAACCTCATCCCGATCCATCAGCTTAAACAGCTTCTCCAGATCCGTGTTCAGCGACTCGTCACAAGTGACATCGACCTTGACGGGGGCTGGTAGGGCAGGGGATGGTTCTGCCTTCGCGGCTACAACCTCGACCGCTTCCTCGATCACCTTTTCCTGACTTCTCACGGCTCGGAAAGGTGACGGGGAGGATGGTTGGCTTCGACCGGGTGGGTCAAAATCCTGAACCTCCTCAGGGGTGTAGACTCCCGAGGTGACGGCAGGGTAGACGGCCCTGACCCCCTCGCTGATGCACCTTGCGGTGAGCATCTGCCGGGGATATTTCATCCATTGGTTCTGGTAGATCCCGGCTCGTTTGGCGTCCTCGATGCTCCAAGTAACCGTCAGGCTCCCACCCTGAGGATGGGAGAATGTGCCGCTGACCTTGGTGTCGGTTCGCTCGTCCCATGCGACCGATCCTCCAGCCGCCTGAAAGCGAGCTAGGATGGCGTCGGCGCGTAGGGCAGGCCTTCCGTTGATGATGTGATATTCCTTCGCCGCTGAGGCCGGGTGACGACCTTCAGACTGCGCGACAAGGAACAAGGCGAGGGCCTGCTCCGGGGTTTTAAGCCCGAACAAGCCTGACTTGGCGATGGCCCCTGCCATGCGCTCCATCTCACCGAGTGGCACGAGTGCGTTCGTGTTGCTCATGGTCAGTTCCTTAGAAGGGGAGATCGTCGTCCTCGTCTGCGGCGGCTACGGGAGCAACCGGGGCAGGCTTGGGTGAGTTGGCGTATTGGCCCTGATCCTCCTTGGGCTGGAGCTTCAGGCTCATGTATTTCTCCCCAGTCTCGCGGTCGGCGTTGATCCATGCCGAGAGCCAGAACTCCTGCCCATCGAGGAGGGTGATTTTGCCTCGGTAATCCGGGCGGGTTTCGACTCCTGCCTTGTCGTTCCTTTTGAGGGAACCTGTCATTGGCTTTGCCATATGTGTGTTGTGTTGGTTGTGCCTAGTAAGCCCGGACGATTTCGTCCTCACTTGCCTCGGCGGTGTTGTTTGAGGCGACCAAATCGGAACGCCTCAAAATTGTTAGAAAGTCTTCAGCGGAGAGAATGCATAGCCAAGGGCGGTTGTTCCGCTTATGGGCGACCACGGGGATCTTCTTCCCTGCGTCGGTGCATGCCTGAGTCATGGCCGTGTAGATGCTTAGGGTCTCGGTGCGCTTCACCTCCCAGTGAATGGTCGGGAGGCTGGGGCAGACGACATCGGGGCTTTCGTTCCCCCCCGAGAACTGCTGACCTCGACGTGCCTGAAACCCAGCCTCCCGAAGTTGATCCCTCCACTCGCGCTCACCACGGCATCCCTTGGCTCGGCTGTTCATGACTTTGGCAGGATGAAGAGGGCCAGCAGGAGGAGGGCAGCCAAGGCGAGGGCGCAGATGGTGTCGGCACTCATTGGTTCTCCTCCGGGTAGACTTTCTTCAGCCGCTTGAGCGCATATTCCGTGACCTTCCAGCCGAGCTTCTCAGCGTCGGTGGCAGGGTAGGAGATGAGGCGCTCGGGACGTCGGATGCCGCCGACGTTGTGGACGAATGAGAGGGCGCGGACGGCCTCTTGGGATGCGAGGGCGTTGCTCATTTGCCGTCCTCCTTCAGAAGCCTCATGTATTCGCGCCACAGGCGGTCTTTCACTGCGGCCTCGTATCCGGTCACCCGGCGATACCATGCCCAGATCCGACCCAGTAGGGTCTGAGGCTTCTTCTGGAACGAGCGGACGTATTCCAGCGCGGCGTCGAGGGTCGGATCGCTCATTTTGAAAAGCGGCTCATGGCCGAGGCGAGGATCTCTGCAAACTCCCGGCGTCCGATGAACAGGATGCCGCCAGCGACTGCGAAAAGTAGGGCGATCATTTTGCGGCCTCCATGTCTTCGGGGTCGGAGAGAAGCACCATTTCGAGAATGGCGCGGATGAATGAGGAGACGGGGCGCTTTGTCCGTTTGGCCTCCGTTTTGATGATTTCGGCCAACTCCGCGGATGCCATGAAATTCATCAGTTTTTTTGGTTTCTTCATGTAGTTGTGGGTCAATTCGTTTCGTTCAATTATTCATTACATACATTTTACTTCACCCGTCCTACGTCCGGATGCAGTTTTGCATGACGGGAATGATCTAATCACAAAGATTAGATTTTCGTAAACAAAAATCTTAATTTTTTTTACGCCTTCCGTAACTGCATATCCATGAGCAGTTTACGGATGAACTTCCCACGGGGAAGCTTCCCTCTGAGGGCATCGAACAGATCCCAATCGGCGGCAGAGAGACACAATGAGCGGCTTTGCTGAACCCTTCCGCGCCCCTTGCCCTTGGGTCTGCCAGCACCCACCCTTTTGCCACCCTTTGGCTTGCGATAAAGCCGAATCCACCCGGGCATCGGGCCGACTTGATACGGTGCCCCATACTCAGCGCCCCCGACGTTTTTGACCTTGCGCCAGATGCACTCCCCGTTGGGCTTGATCTCGCCGGGAACCCACTTCCCATCTACCTCCGCGCCCAATAGCTCCTTGAGCCGAATGCGGTCATTCTGCCGCGCCGTTATGCGGAAAAATATACGATCCCTTGGCCCTGTTCCCGTCTGAACGAAACAGGTAGCACCTCGCAAAAAGCGGAGGGAGTTCATGATTCAACATACGCCCGTTTTGAAAAATGTAAACAGACAGACCCGCCCCGATTGATTCCCGTTAACAAGGGAAGCGCAAGCGTTAACGCCTCAAGGACATATCACCACTCAATCCTCCTCCACCGATCCCTCCACAGGAGGTCGCTCATCCGGTTGGCGAGGGCGATGATTCGCACCTCTGGCTCCGAGGGAAGGAGCAGGTGAAGGGCCTCGTGGCAGACCGTGTCGAGCCTCTCCCGGCTGTTCTGGGAGGGGTCAACTTCGATCAGGTCGGGGGCGTGAGCCATGCCGTGGGCCTTCTCCTTTCCGAGCTTCCGGTCGCGGATTTTTAGCGTCCGGGGGAGCTTCATTGCAGGCGTTCCTCGATCTTGTCCATGAGCATGGAGTGGAAGTCGGCGAGGGCGTCCAGCATGTCCTCGTGGTTGTCTGTGCTGAAGCGCAGTCTGAACGGTAACTCGATTCCGTCGATGGCCACATCAAGGCATAGGCACCAGCGGATCTTGCCCTCTGGAATCTTCTCGCTCTCGGTGACGACGCTCATTTTGCTGGGCGGTAGTGCCAGACGGGGCGCTTGCCTTGTCCGGGGATTCTCATGGTGAACTTCTTACGCTCCATAATCCCCTCTCCGACGGCTCTGTCGCAGAATGCCTTCGCCTGCGACTTCTCCCAGCCGTAGTGCGACATGACGGCTTGAAGGGTGATCCATCCCTCGGGGATTTCATCGGCGGGGCCCCCGGAAATTTGAGCGGCGATCTCATCCAGCCAATCATTTGCGCTTTTCCGTTTCATGAGTCTAAAACGGCAGACGCCAGCCGTGGTCTTCTCCTTCGCTCGGCCCGGTGAAGAGCCAGACTTGGGAGGCAGGCTTCTTCCCCTCGCGGATCTCTGCGGCGACAAGGCCCATGCCCCACCCCATGGTGGCCCGTCGGCAGGAGGCGTAGGTCATTTCACGCTTCCGAGTCAGGGTGCCGACGCAGTAGCCGTGCGAAGCCTTCATCGTGCGACCGGGGGCCTGCATGGCGCGGTGGGTGTGGGCAAAGACTACCCTGCCTCCGTAAGCCTCGGCCATGTCGCGAGCGGCCATCTCATTGTAGAAGGTGCCGTGGGTGAAGAGGACATCCCCGATCATCAACTTCTGATAGATGCCATCGTAGTGGATGACGCGGGTTCCCATCTTCCGACACTCCTCCTCGATGTGGTAGAGGGCGCGTGATGCTGCATACGCAATCACGGCGTTCGGTGAATTGGAGAGGGAAGCGAGACGAGCTTCGTGATTCCCCAGAAGGAATGTGTCTGCCTTTAGCTCACGCAGGAACATCAGGCCCCCGTCGATGTCCGGGGCGACTGGTTCGGCTGAGTCGGCGTCGATGCCACGCGCCCCACTGCGGAAAGCTGATGTGTCCATCGCATCCCCGAGGTGCAGGATGCGGTCTGGCTTGAACTTGGCCTTGGCCTCCAGCACGGCGGCTTTGGCAGAGGGGCAGATGTGCTTCCCATGACTGCACCCAATGGCAAGCACCTTTGTCCAGCGCGAGGCGATGTTTGCCATACACTCTCGGAGGCCGTGTCAAAGGTGGTTCACGCCACCAACTCCCGCTTGATCGCCTCGATGCGGTTCATCCAGCCGTTCCTGAACTTCTCAAGCTTCGGATTGCCAGCGATGATCGCCTCGTAGCGGCGGCGGGATTTTTGGAGGAAGGCCATCGCGAGTCCGTGGCTATCTGGCGACGCCATCGCGGATCTGCGGGTTTTCTCGCCGAGGATGCCGTCCACGATGATGTTTGCCCCGTAGTCATTGATGGCGTTCTGGAGCATCCGGATCGCGGTGCGGGTGCCTTGGTTCACGCCCTGAACGAAGGCCACCTCCTGCACGGGCGAAGGAAGGCCGGCGAAGGGCATCCAATCGCACTCATAATAATGCGCCGCGATGGCCCGGGCTGTCGGCTCGGCAGGCGGTGGGGCGATCCGGTCGTGCTTGACTGTCAGCCCTGCAAAGGTGGCCCCTCCCGGGTCATCGGGGTCGTTCTCCCAGCGGATCGTCTCGCCGTCCTTTTCATAGACGCATTCCCAGCGGAGGACGAGGCCGAGCGACTTCCGGAATCGGGAGGGGAGGCCCGCATCTTCAGCGGCGTTGAGGATGTCGGAGCGTTTCATGAGGAGAGGTGGAGAGAGCGAGGATTTACCATGCAGATCATGGAGAACATAAAGATGGAGAAGGGGAAAAATATGGAACTCATGAACTCAGGAAGGAAACGGAGAAGAGGCACTTGGAAGACAGCGAGACCAAGAAGTGTGCATTCAGCTTTTCAGCTTGCTCTTATGCCCGACCCGCGACGTCACGGACCGTTCTGGCTTGCTGTCCTTTCCTGAGTTCATGAGTTCCATATTAATTCATTTTGTCTCGGCGAATTTCTGAACGACCTTGGCGCCCGCTGCGGTGGCGAGCGTGATTTCGAGCAGGCTGCCGACGCCGTGGGGGATGTCCTGTCCGGTGAGGAGCCAGCGGCAGATGACGAGGACGACCAGCGAGAGAACGACCGCAAGCGAGAACCTCGTCATGGACGGTGATCCCGGCTCATCGCTCAGCAGGGCGCGCAGGAAGGTCATTTGCGGAAGCGTTTGAGGAAGTCCCCGATCTCAGGCAGGAAGCAGATGGTCAAGAACATGAGGAGCGAGCCGAGCGCCCCAGCGAGGAAGCATGTGATCATAGGAACCTCGGGCGGTAGATGCGCCATGCCAGCCAGAGACCCATGCAGGCGAGTTCGACAATGATCACCATGCGCCAGAAGGCGATCTCCTTGAGTGCCTTCCGCTGTTTGGCTTTCCAGAGTTCGGCCTGCTCCTGAGACTGAACGAGTCGGACGCTCTGATCGTCCACCTTGGCGGCGTAGTCGGTCAGCGCGGTGCTGGCTTGGTCGAGGTGGGCGTTGAGTTGTTCCAGAGTGCGCAGTCCGAGAGGGGTGACATTGGCCCGGAGGAGAGATGCGCTCTGCTTGGCCGCAGAGACGGAGGAGACGACCGCTGCCGGGGAGGGAGTCAGCACGGCCTTGGGGGCCGAGGTGCAGCCCGTCACGCCGAAGAGGGCAATCGTGGCGGCCAGCATCGCCGCGCAGAGTAGGAGCAGCAGTTCGAGGGGGTCTTGGAATCGCCTCATGCAAGAGGCGCGGAGTCAAAATCCCTACTGCTTTTCTAGCGTTCGCAGGCGTGACTCGTGGTCAGCGAGCAGGATGTCGTGACGCTTGTCTGTCTCGGCATTGGCTTCCATCCGGATCAGGACGGCCTCGATCTTTTCAATCCGGGTATTCGCCGCCGTGAACTCCTCCTTCGTGACGAACTTGGTGCCCAGCAGGGCGACGCCCAGCAGGGCGCCAGTCGTGGCAACTTTCAGGGCGAGATCGAAGTATTTGGCGATGTCATTCATGATCCGTAGAGAATCCTCATGTCGGTGATATTGAAATAAGTGGTAACTGCGGCTGATGCCGCTGTGCTGCTGTTGACAACTACAGCATCCAACCAATTTAATGCCGTTGTCCCGTTTGTTGTCGGGCCTCCGGTGATCGGATACCCAGAGACAAGGGCTGGGCGGTTGTTTCCGAATGAATAGAAGAGGGAGACATTTCCAGCCCCGTCGGAGATTACCCCATAGCTACTGATCCTGAGGTTTGTTGCATTGACCCACGGCCCCGTCGTGTAGGCCGTGCCATTGTGAGCGAACGCCCTGATGGATTGCACGCCGCCATTCGATCCAAGCTCAATTCCGAAGCCTCGGTCGGTCAGGGCATTTGCATCCGATGTTGCAGGAACGCCGCCGTTTCCCCCGTAATACATTCTCGCTATCGTCGTCGGGTCATTTGGGCCTTGGTAAACGAAGTTTCCGCGAAGCATAAAACCAGATCGAATTGCGTATTCGATGCCACTTCCGCTGAGATCCCACACCGAGGTCATGTTGCGGGCCACAGAGCATCGAGCGTAGGAAGAGGCGGCGGTTAAATTATTTATTTGAAGTCGGAAATAATTCCCACTGGAGTTTACCGACGCCACCCCGCGCAAAACTCCTGTTGTGGGAATTATTTGAGGGCGGAATACTTTGTATAAGTTGAAGAACTCCTCATCGCCCACCAGCGAGCGCGTCATCAGTGAGGAGGCTGTTGCGGCGGTCTGGCTGGAAGACTCCAGCGGTGAGGTGACCCAGCTTGTGCCGTTGAAATACCTGATGACCTCGATCCTGCTCGGAGCAAATGCGACGCCCCCGATGGTGCAAGTCCCCGCGCCGATCATGACCTCATAGTTGTCGCCAGCCACCGCCGAGGATGGGTCAGTGATCGTCAGGGTCGCCGTCGTGATGTAGCGGACGCCAGTGGCTGCGGTGAAGTTGGCCGAGCGGATGACCGCCGTGGCCCCGGTGCCCGGGTCTCCCTTGGTGAACGAGCCGCTGCCCCATGAGCCAGCGGTCTTGGGGCCATAGAGGCGGTTGCCCAGCGTGTCGATGTAGAGGTCGCCATCCGAGCCGAGTCCAGCGGAGGGCACCGTTGTGCCGCTCAGGATCGTCCTCTTGTTGGCGAGGTCTGAGACAAGTCCGGTCACCTCGCTCTGGGCGTGGGTGTGGATGCTAGCAGCCTTGCCAGCGAGTGCCGAGGTCGTGGCTGCGGCGTCGGCCTTGGAGGCCAGATCACTGACAAGGTTGGTGATTTCGCTCTGAGGATGGGTGTGGGCCGATGGCGTGAAGGTTGTCGGCCTGTTGGCAATCGCCGTCCACTCGGGGGTGATGTCACCAAGCTCGATGTAGGAGCTTTCGACAACCTTCGAGCCTGTGCCCTTGTAGAGCCAGCGGCGTCCATCGATCGTCGTGACAATGGCCCCCGTGATGATCTGGGCCTGCTGAGGCGCGGTCAGGTCGGCGATGGTTCCGGAGGAGACGACTTGCACGCCTGTGGAAAGTGAAGGAAGGCGATCCAAGGAGATCGTGCCGGAGGTGATCAGCGAGGCATCATGGGCCAGAGGGGGGCGCGCATCCGAGAGCCGGGCGTCGGTCGTGGAGACGGCCCCGAGTTCGGAGAGTGTCGGGACGCGGTGGACGTGATCGGCACGGGCCGCTGTCGCTGAGGAGCCGACAGCGGAGGTCGATCCGAGATCGGCAGGGGCTGTTGTGGCAATGTTCGGCTTGCCGTCCAGCAGGCCGTCGGTCTCGGCTTGCGAATAAACGGAGAGATTCCCACGGGCAGATGGCGCCGAGCCCAGCCCGGCGAGGTTGCCGCTCTTGGTCAGGACATCGGCGGCGGCGGGATAGTCGGGATTGGCCTGAGCCAAGGCTCCCTCGTCGCCACGGATCACATCGTTGGCAATGACAGATGGCAGAGTCACCGAGGAGGTGATCACGCTGCCGACCGTCCACTGCACCTCGAGCATGGCGCGGAGGCTGGACCCCTCGGAGGCCGAGGTGAAGAGAGCGTCGATCTCGGCGGTGTTGAGGGTCAGAGCAAAAGTGTATTTCGCAGAGGTGCCGCTCCCGGTTTTTGTCCAAGACAAGGCGCTGGCGATGTAGCCGCTCGCATAGGCCCCGCTCCGCTTCAGCCCAAGGATGCCAGTAGCCCCGCTGCCGAGATCGGTGACCACGCCATTGGTCAAAAACTGAACCTCAACCGGCTCGGCATCCCGGCGCTTCAGGTCGAGCGACTCGATCAGCATCCCTCCATTGGCAGGGAGATCGTCCAGAAACGTGCGGTCGGCGAGATCGATGAAGAGCTTCACATGGTCAAGGGGATGTCAAAACACTGAGACTCACCATGAAGAGCATGGAGAACATGAAGGTGGAGACTTAGGCCGGGACAAAGGGCTGAGTCCTCACCCGAAGATGCCCACGGCATTCCCCCTCCTGCTCATGGTAGGCGCGGTGGTGGAGGATCTCAGGTTTCCCAGCCTGCCGTTTGATGTGGTCGCAGGCGACATGAGGGACGCAGGCGATCCTGAGTCCCGCCGGGTGCCATCGTGACCAGCAGAGAAAGAGATCCTGAGTCCCCCTGCCGTCGTAGCCGCAGAAGTTTGCATGGGCCAAGGCCCCCTTGGAAAGCAGGGTGCAGCCGAGTCCGCACCAGTCTGAGGGGACGACTGCCCCGTAGCCGATCCCGGGATAGGCAAAGTCCATCCAGCCGCGCCGTCTCCATCCATGCTTTGCGGTGACCTCCCAGATGTTCCCGTCGGGGGGAGAGGATTTCACCCGTTCCATGAGCCGACCCATCCGCTTCTGTTCCTTCTCGGAAGTGGCAGAGCGCAGCCGCTCTTCGCATTTCTCAAGCAGGAGTTTCAGCCGGGGCTTCAGCTTCCTCTCTTTCGGCAGGAAGTCCTCCGCGATCTGGTGACGATGATCACCGAAGCCTCCGAGGAATAGACCGTTCGGGTAGGTGGCGGCGGCGATGTCATAGTGGGGCGATCCGTCGGCCTGTGGCATGGCAAGCGTCCACTCCAGAACCCGGAGCGAGTCGGCTGTCGGGATCGTGTCACTCTCAACTGACCAGCACATCGAGGCCCTGATCTTCCGGGCAAAGGAGAAGGCCGATCCCTGAAGCAGGGCGATCCGAAGCTGGGCTTCCTCCTTGTAGTTCGTCGAGGTGTCGTCCTTGATGGCGTGCTTCAGGACGGAGACCTTCCAGCCTTCGGGAAGCTCCGACTTGGCAAGCTCTGCGGCGGCTTCGGCCTCCTTGCTCTCATCGGTCGCAAAGATGAAGTGGGCCTCCTCGTGGTGGGCGGCTGCGGCGGCAATGGCCCGAATGCACTGGGGCCAAGCGTGGAGGTAGGTGCGGGTTGCCGCGACGGCGATGGCGATCATTTTGAATTGTGGGTTGAATTTTCTTTCAGTAGCCGGGAGTGACCGACCAAGTGAAGACTGCGGGTTTCAGAGGGGGCTGGATTGGTGAAGGGGCGAGTTCTTGAACCTCCGCAACAGTATCAAAAAACCGAGTGCACACTCCTTGGGGGGCTTGTCGAAATTGAGTAACAGCAGCCGATGGCGAGGAGGATGAGACGATCTGCGCCGAGTAAAGCGATGTTCCCGTAGAGGAACCAACGGCAGTCCTATAAATTGCGTTAAGCAGGCCCACTTGCCATTCCCGACCAGCCCCAAGCTGTGTTACCGTAATTGAAGAAGTAAATAGATTAGATGTGTTCCCAAATCCTCCCCCCGCTGATCCCCATAACGTCGTGGTCTCCCCGCCAGTGTTAAAGGACACGGTAGTTGATTTCTGAATTGTGCCCGTATTCGTGCCCGTTGCGTTCGCGGATATTGTTGTTATGAATGCAGAAGCGGGTGGCTCGAGCAATGGGGCGTAGCGACTCCATTGACCAAACTGGGAGATGGGAATGTTGCTGACGGATGGGTTGGCTGACAGCGTGACGCCAGCCGATGTGCCAGTGTCGGTGTAATGGGCCATCCGCTCCTGTGGGTAGCTGAACCCAGCGGAGGGAAATGGCCCTAGTTCGATGCCGTAAAAACTAGAGCGGGTCGGGGAAGTCCAAATAAGCCGAGTCTCTTCCATGCTTCCATCAGAGCTACCAGTGTTGACTGGTGCGCTGGCAATCCTGCTTGCCGTTGTGGAAAAAGTCTTATATGGCACTTCAACAGTCTGGAACCCCCCCCACTTAGGCAGGACGGTTGTTAACTTTGAAGTGGTGGATACCACAACCGCAGAGGATGACGAAACGTGGTAGCCAATCTCATTCTCAGACTGATATTCTGAAACTGTGGAATTAAAATCCCAGCTAGTTGTGATGTCCATGCCAGCCAGCCAGCCGTCATACGTCTCGTTAGGAAAGCTGGTATATTGAGAAGGCTCCGTGTAGTAGAGGACATCTTTCAATGGCCCTGCGGCAGTTGTCACCCCGTAGTCGGTTTCTGTAACAGTTACCACAACACCAGCGCCCGTTACATAGGGAACGCTGTAACTAACAACATTTGCCGATCCAGATTTTGAATAACTGCCGCTGACCGTTGACCCTGCCGCTGATGTTGCTACTGGGGCGGGCGAAGATGCCGCATTGGGAATGAAAAAAACATTATCCCGCCCGTTTGCATAGGCAGAATTGTAATAGCTGTCATAGACTGTGGTTTGACCCCGCGCCCAACTAAGTGTCGTCATGCTGGGGCCTGTCACTGAAGTTGCCGCCTTGGTTGCGGTTGTTGTCGATGTAACTGCGCTAGATGTCGTAAGAACTGTAGTTGAAGGATAGGTCAAGGTTCCAGTTCCAGTTCCAGACGTTATTGCTGTTGTTGTGACTTTACGGGGCGCAAGTGTAGAACCCCCATACCCAAAGAATCCCCCTCCAACAGAGGTCGATGAGGCTGCGCTAGATGTCGTAACCGTGATGGTTGCGCTGGCCGCTGATGTCACAAAGCTGGAAAAAACATTTGCGGATGCCGTTGCTGGCTCGTTGTAGCCAGACGTTACTCCGTAAATTGTGGTTGATCCAAGATTGTTAGTATCTGGAATTTCAGAAGTGAAAGAGAAGCTGTTGTTTGGAACCCACTCCATGCCATTCCAGCTATTGCCATAGGCCGCAGAAAGCGTCGTGGTTAATGTAATTGAAACATAGGTCTTGGAATACGACGAAGGCCCGTTTGTGATTTTCCATGATCCGATGGGAACCGTGACTGTGCGTGGAATAACCCAAGAGTTCATGCGAAAACCCAGTTCCAGTATGAGGTGTAGGGAAGCTCGAAGGGCCCTGCTCCCGTGCGGCTCGTCCGGTAGCTTTCGACCGGAACTGCACTGATGCTCTTCTTTAACAGATTGAAATAGACCCCCTCCACGCTGACGGACACTAAAACCTTAAAGCTAGAGGGGGGGGAATCTGCCGCAGCCGTTGCCATTGCTGGCTGTGTGGTTCCACTGTTAATAGTGCAGGAACTAACAGATCCTGCAGTTGTGGTCGCTTCAACCCAAAACCACTTTGTGCCGCTGGCCTGTGCCGTGAAGTCGGTGAAGATATTGGATGGCATGACCCCGCCGACCGATCCGGGCTGGAATCGGAAGGTGATCGTCCCTGATATCTGTGAGGTTACAATCTGATCCCACGGAGACTTGGCCGGGGCGGTCGGACCACCTCCGGAGACATTCAGCGAGTAGCCGCCCGATGATCGCACAAAGGTATAGCCGCTGCCGGGCTGAATCTCACGGGCTCGAAGCTCGCCGTCGATCCATGTGGCGAACCGTTCCCAGATCGCGGGCGTGAACGATCCCCCGCTTGTGAGCCGTGGACAGCGAGGCATCAGGTGTAGAGTGTCGGTTCCCAACCAAGCTGGCCGCTCGCTCGATACTCGCGGGAGATCCTCCATTTGTTATTAGGGAGCGCGGAGGCATTCATGCCCGTCAGGAGCCAGTTCCCCCCTGACGGGAGGACCGGGGTGTTGCTTAGGCCGGTGGCCACCTTGCCGATGTCGGCCATCGAGGGGAGGGTGTTTTCGTCATCTGTAATAGAAAGCGTGATGGAGGGCTTGAGCACGCTCTCGATTCCCTTGCACCAAAGTCTACAATACGAAATGAGTCCAGTGCTCCCTTTGCCTTCTTCGATGAAGTCGGAGTATTTCTTTGCCCCGGTCTCACAGTCGGCGATGATGGCAAGATCGGAGGAGGAAAGGAACCAAGTCTGGCTCGGCGCGAACTTCCAGAAGCTCTTTAGCGGCTCGGTCGAGGTCGTCGTGTGGATCTCGTAGGAATAGTTGGTGGCTGGAGGAGGTGCGGGATTCGTCCCGGTGTTGTCCCCCACGTCCTCGTAGGTGACCCGGTAGAGGCCGTCGTCGTAGCTCTTGGTGGCGTTGACGGCGTCCGTAGGGATCGCAGGAAATGCGCTGAGGTTCTCAAGGGTCGTGGTGGTGACCCATGAATTGAGCTTGGCATCCCAGCGGGCTGATTTGGAAACGATGGTGTCGGGCATGATCTTTTACGCTGGGGCAAACTCGGCCTGACCCTGCGATCCCTTGGAAAGGCTCTGGTGGATCTTTTGAAGCAGGCCGGTCTGACGCTTGTTTTCCTCAAGGATGGGGTTGCCACCGCCCCCGATGGAGATGCCGCCGCCGCCGACCTTGGCAAGGCTGTCGGCGAAGATGGACTGCTTCACTGCGGCGGCTTGACCGATATCGGCAGGGTTGAACACGGTATCTTTCTTGACGCGATTGGCGTTGTCGGCAGTAGCTTTGGCGTTTGCGGCCAGAGTTGCAGCCGTCGGGGTGAAGGAGGAGAACTTGATGCCGTCAAATTGCGTGGACAACCTAGCCTTGATTTGCTCAGCCGAGTCTTGAAGGGCAGAGCGGTTCGCATCTGCGGCTGCTTTCGCATCAGCAACATAATCAATCCCCCCGGCCTTATTCTCTGCCGCAATCTGGTCCACGGACTTGGTGTCCAGTTTCCCGTTGTTTTTGAGTCTGTCCTGAATAGCGAGGATGTTTGCCTCTGCCGACTTTTGAATCTGTTGCTGTTTTGCAATCTGAGCATCCAGCTCTTTCCCCCCGGCTGCACCATAGGGCATGAAATTTTTTTTGCGGGTGAGTTCTTGCTCCTTGAAGAATGCATCATCCCTCTGCTTGATGCTTAATTGCTCTGAGTTTTTAAGGTTCCCACGCTCCTCTTTTGATAATCCCTTGAAAGTTATGTCGTGCACCTTATTGGTGATCTTTTCAATGAAGGCCGCGAAATAATTCAGTGGCTCCCTGAATGCCGAGAAAAGTGCGTCCTTCAGCTTTGAGCCTTGGATCACCAACTCAATGCCAAAAAGCTTCAGCGCATCACCAGAAAGCGCAAATCCAATGAGTTTGCTAATGTCATCAAGCGCATTTTTCGCGGCAGCTTTCCAATTCGTGGAGAAGTTCCCAGCAACAATACCAAGATTTTTCCCCAGTGTTGTGAGGTCAACTCCATCGATCCCATTTGCCAACTTGTCCAAGAGTCCGGTCATGCCGCTTGCCATCCCGACAAACAGCCCCTGCAACTTGGGGCCGACGCGACCCAGCGAGTCGCTTGCCTTGTCGAAGATCCCCGCATTCTGACCAAGCAGCTTTGCCGTCTCGGAGATGTTCCCGGCGTTCTTGAAAGCCGGGTCCATGAACACCTGAAGCAGCTCGCCGCCACTCTTGCCAAACAGGGCCATGCTAGCCGCTGCCCTCTCGGTGCTATTAGGCAACTGCGCGATGGCATTGCCGATCTGTGCGAAGGCTTGGCCAGAATCAATCGAGGCGAGGCTCTGAGGATCGAGCCCCATGCTCTTGAGCACATCGGCCTCCTTCCCTCCTCCGACAGCAGATGATAGGGCCTTCTGCATTTTGTTGACCGCAGGGCCGAGCTTCTCGGCATCGACCCCGGCATCCTTGAAGCCCTGTCTCAGACCATAGAGTGACTCGACGGCAACGCTGGTCCGGTTTGAGAGATCAGTCAACTCGCCGCCCAGATCGAGCGCACCTTTCATTCCGTTCATGACGGCAGTGACTGAGCCGACGGAGGCAACGATCCCCGCAAGTGGGGCAATAAGCTGCTTGAACCCGCCAGAAGCCATCTTCGAGGTGGCTGCGGAAACAGCACTGGTCGCCCTGTTCAGCGACTGCTGGAGGCCGGAGGTGTCCCCTCCAATCCCGAAGATGATGCTATCGTTGGCCATTTCTATCTGAGAGGGGTGTCAAAAGCCCCTCACATTCATGCCGGGATACTTCTTGGCGATGGTTGAAACCTTTTTGAACACCCCCCTTTTCAGGTTGGACTTGAAGTAGGAGGTGCGACCGTTGATGGCCTTGAGCAGGGCGACGCGGCCCATGCTCCTGACCGTGGTCAGCATCGAGTTCTCGATAATCAGCTTGAAGAGGCCCCCGGATTTTTTATCGCTCACCTTGACTTGATGGTCATAGGTATTGCCCTTCACGGTGGCCTTGGTGACATAGCCGGGGGCCTTGACCGGCGTCATGAGCTTGTCGGCAATGGCAAGCCAGGACTGTTTGGCAAGTCCGCGACGTTTCAAGAGTTCCTGCATCTCCGGTTTGCTGATTTTTCCCTTGGCCTGTCTGGCGCGGATCTTCCCGGCATCTGCTGCCTGCTGGTTGGAAATGGTCTTTTGCAGGATCGCACCGGTCTCCGAGATGATAACTTGCTTGAAGCTTACCCCGCTCAAGCGGGAGAGATCCCTCATGGCCCGGTTGAAGTTGCTCGTGTCGATGGTCAGGCCGTTCTTGCTCACTCTTCCTCCTCGATGTCAACCGCTGCGGCCTTGGCAAAGGCCATGAGGTCGTCGATCTGGACAGTCGCCGGGGCCGACTCCTTGACCGTCCAGCAGTCGTGCGAGCGGAGCGCGGCGTGGTAGTAGGCATTCACCCGGTAGACAGGCATCTCCATCAATGCCTCTTCGCTGAAGCCCCCCTCCTTGGCCAATGTGAAAATCAGCGAGGCGAGGGAGGGAGGCTCGATTAGTTTGGGGGTGCGTTCTCCGAGGGGGCCGAGGAGGGCTTTGGAATCACCTCGACCGAGGTCTCTTTCTCAAGGCCCGTGACGGTCACGAACCAGTCGGCTCCGGCCTTCAGATCCTCGGGGGTCAGGGTCTCCAAGAAGGCGTCCTTGTCCACGAGGTAGGCAGACTTGTTCAGCGTGTTCAGAGCGACCCGCTCGATGGGGGCTGCGATCAGGTAGATGAAGGCAAAGAGCAGTTCTTCGTTGCGATCCTCCTCCTCGATGTCGAGCCAGCGCAGAATCCGCTGGAGCTTGAGCTTGACCCGATTACTGAAGGGGCGAACCTTGACCCCGCCGATCACCGGCTCGTCTGCATAGATGCGTTCGTTGAGGGGAATGTCATCCCGGTAGAGGGTGTCCTTGGTGATGTCGTTCATGGCTTTAGAGTTTGGAGAGTAGCTTGGCTCTCTGCTCCTCGGTCGCCGTGGAGGGGATGTAGGCGGCGCGGCCACCCCTGACGACCTTGATCGTCGGGGTCTGCTCCCTGATCGCATCCCTGAGCGACTGAAGCGTCTTCTGGTAGTAGCGCATGTAGGTGATCGGGTGGTCGGGATTGGCATCGAGCCACTCCTTGTCCATCCACCGCTTTATGAACTCGGCGGTGGAAATCTTCTCTCCGGAGAAGGAGTTGAACGTGATCTCCTTGTCGGCCATGAGCCAGACAACGGTCCGGCGAGGCTTGCCGTCATGGCCCTGCTCGATGGTGTCGAGGTATCCCTGCGGGGCCAGTTCTCCACCGGAGGTCGCTGCCGCCGCGACGAGGTGGGTGTTTGCGCTTTTGAGCGGGTGCTCGTGGTCTGCGAGCACGCTGAGTTTGGTGTTGGTGTCGATCATGTGAGAATGTCAGGCCGCGATTGCTAGGCCACCGTGTTCGGGAAGTGCTTCCCGCTGTATTTCCAGTTGGGAAAGTCGTCGTTCTTCTCGGTCTGCGAGTAGCTGTCGATGATGATGGTCCCGCCCGTGATCGTGGAGGGGATGTTCGAGGAGGATACTCCGAGCGCGATAGAGGGATAGTCGCCCGATCCCTCGACGGAGAACTCTCCGGTGGGGTCGAACCTCGCGGCCTCGCTGAAGGCTCCGGTGCGATCCTTGAGCACCTTGGTCTCGACCTTGCGGGAGGTCGTGACCTTGGAGATGGTTCCGCTGGTGAAGGAGGAGATGCCGAGTGAGGCGGTGATGGCTGGCATGGTCGTGGTCGGTTGGTTTAAATATTGCTCCAGCGGAGGGCTTCGATGGAAAAGTCGGGGTAGTCCTCATTGGACTCGTCCACGGAGACCGAGGTGACGGCCACCGTGCCGGTCGTGATGGTCACGCCGACGCCTGCGGTGCCTGCGACGGCCAGCGTGAGGGCCGGTGCGCCCTTGCCCTTCACCGAGATCTTGGTCTCTGTCATCGGAAGGACTCCCGCCTGAACGGTGACGCCGCTGGCGTTCTTGACGGTCTTGACCTCGCGGGAGGCATCCTGTGTCACCTCGTTGATGACGGTGCCGGAGCCGGGGGTGACGAGTGCTAGGAATGTGGAGGTGACGCCGATGGCAGGCATATATTATTTGGAGGGTTCGGGTTCGGGAGCAGGGGCGGGTGATTTCACGACATCCTTCTCGAGGATCAAGGGGTTTGGAATTGGCTCATTGGGCTCGTCGCTCATGGAAGTGCTGGCGTGTCAAACGGACTCGGAGACCCCGAGCATGCAGGCGATCTCAGCCACCCATGCGTGGTCCTCTTGGGAGGTCTTTGTGCCGCTGACCCAGATGCCGTTGAAATCTGGCTGGAAGCTGTCACCCGTGGGCCAGTTCGTGTTCAGGTAGCCGGGCGTGAGCGCGGCCCGAAGTGAGTTGATGGTCGAGACGAAGGTCGCCATCGAGGCACTCCCAAGCAGGGAGGGTGCGGTGATCTTCACGGTCAGCTCGGCCTTGTGGAGGCCACCGGCAATCTGATCCACCGAACCGCAGGAGACGATCAGGTTCACCGACTCAGGAGAGAGTTCGGCGTAGTCGCTGCCGAGGTTGATCTGGGTGGCGGTGAATGCCGAGGCGGCAAGGGCCGTCCTCATGCTGGTTTCGATAAGCAGTGGGTTCATTTAGATGCTCGGACTGCGGTGACTTTGATTTCGTTCCCAAGAGGGGAACCGAGGAGTGAGGTGGCGCTTTCGACCGTGTAGGTGAGATTCTCAGCCACCAGCAGGACGGTGGTCCCCTTCGAGGGCTTAGCAGCACGGCCAACGGGCCAGCGAAGAATGATCTCACGATCAATGTTGAACCCGCCGAGATCATTCATTTCGGTCCCAACCTGGGGCGTGCTGACATGGGCGTAGAAGGTGCGACCAGAAATGGTGACCTGTGTGCCGAGAGCATCGGCGAGTGTTGCAAGCCCCTTCGCATGGAAGGCGGCGATTGCTGATCGAGACAGGGCCATGCAGAGAGGCCCCTGTCAAAAGCAGAAGGCCGTCCCCCACGCACGAGGGACGGCCTTGCTTGTGTGCCTAGTGGAGGACTTAGGCGGCGGTGACGATGAGGCCCATCGTTCCGGAAGTGACGGCCTTGGCCGCACCGAACATCACCTCGGCGGAGGCGACGAGAGCGCGGGAGCTGCGGTCTGCCATCACGTTGTAGTAGATGGAGAGGCCGAGCTGCTCGAGGACCACCACGTCGCTGATGAGATACTCGTCACGGACGTGATCGAGCGCAGGAGCGGCGGAAGCAATCGCGAGAGCCTCGGGGCTGCAGGCGAAACCAGCGAGGCGGGTCTGACCGCTGAACTGGTTGGCGTAGAACACGCCGTTGTCGAAGCCGTAAGCGCCCTTGTCGAGCGTGATCGAGGTCGTCGCCGTCGGGATGATCCCGGAGTAGAGGGTCGGCGAGAGCACGAGGCCCTTGCTATTGCTCTTGCTCACGGAGGCCCAGAGCTTGGCGAGATCGCCAGCGGCGAAGTTGGCAGTGGCCGTCGCGGGAGCAACAACTGCCGCGCCGTAGTTCGCAACGGTGATCGGGGTCGTGACGATGCTCCATATCTTGTCAGCGAGGGCGTTCAAGTTGATCTTGACGAGCTTCTCGAGCTTGATCGCGTTCTGGATGTCCACATAGTCCAGTCCGAAAGGCTGGTAGATGTGATCGAGGGCGACAGTCGCCTTGTCCAGAGTCGTGCCGCCGGTGCTGTTGAAGCTGGTCGGGTTGGTCTGGGTGGAGGCGGTTGCCGTGGCGACGGGCACCTGAACGGTGTCCTTGGGCTTCTTGACCTCTGAGGAGAAGTCGGTGCTGAAGAGGTTCAGGGCGGCCAAGCGATTGGCGAGGACCGTCTGAGCCTGCTCCGAGATCGTGCTCGAAATGAGCGCGGAATCGATGGTGTTTGGCATGGTGGGTTGGGTTGGGTTGGGGTTTGCTTGGCTTTCCTGAGAGCGTTATTGCCTCATGAAATTAGTTGCGGCGGGCGGCGAAGATCGCGGCCTTGTGCTGCTTGAAGAGTTCGGCGGCGAGTGCCTTGTCGCCTGCCTCAACGGCGGCGAAGTAAGCCTCGGCGGGATTGAATGGAGCGGCCTGCGCCTCGATCTCGATCTCGACATCAGAGGGGAGGAGACCAGCGGCCCGGAGGGCGATGCGCTTGAGATCCTCAAGCTTGGCGATAGCCAGATCACGCTTCTCGACTTCGGCCTTCAGCGCGGAGAGATTCCGGTGGGCGGTCTCCAGATCGGCGCGGAGGTTGATGACCTCGGCTTTGGTGTTCTCAAAATTGAGAACAACAGCCGATAGCTTGGAGGAGAGCTTCTCCTCGGGGAGTTCCTCCACCTCGGCGGCAGGCTCGGGAGCAACCACTTCGGCAGCAGACTCGACCGCATCAGCGGGGAGATTCTGTGTGCCTTCAGGGCCACGGACTTCTTTCGGCCCCTCGGGGTCGTGCTGTGTGCCCTTGGGGCCGTCCACCTGAAGCTCGACGACGGCCTCCTCGGCCTTCTCCTCTTCGGGCTGGGACTCGGTGACTTCCACCTTGGTCTCCTCGACCTCGGCTGGAACTTCTTCTGGGGCGGTGGGTTCGCTCATAGCTTGAAAGAGTCCGGACGGATTGGCGGCAGGTTGATCAACGAGGGCCACGGCGTAGATTTCCACCGGGCGGGCGTAGCGGTATTCGTCGATCTCCTCGGAGATGCCGGAGAACTCGATGGAAAGACCGAATGAGGAAGGCATCATCTCGGCCATCTCGCAGATGCGCTCGTATTCCTCACCGCTCTTGATGAGGTGGAAGTCGGCGCGGAGCTGATTGCCGTCGATAACGAAGTCACGGAGGACTCCCTCGATCTCACCGAATCCGCTGCCGTGGTCGCTCTTGACCTGAAGCCCGTCGATGTAGGTCTCAGCAGCAGCTTTGACCATTTCGAGGGATGTCTGGTCGATCCAGATGCCGTGACCCTTGGCCTCGACCCCGGCTGTGATGACCGAGACGCCGCGCAGAATGCCAGCCTCACGGTCAACACGTGATCCGGTAGCGGCGGCGAAGAAGGAGAGCTTCTGCATATTGGAGAAGCGCGGAGTGTCAAACGGCAGGGTCTGCCACTGGCTCCGCGGTGGGGACAACTGGCGAGCCGGGAGCAGGAGGGAATACTTCGTTCACGCTGATCTCGACCCCCTCCTCGGCGGCGATCTCCATCACCCGCTTCTTGCGACGGACGGCTGCGCGGATCGTGTCGTCGAGAACCTTGTCGTGATCCTTCCCCTGCATGTTGTAGAAGTCCTGCGGAGAGATCTGACCACGGAGGAGCATGTCGCTGTAGAGGCGGCCATCCCGCCCGATGTCGACGGAGACCTTCTGCGGTGCCGTGAACTCGCACCTCCACCAATCGCTGCCGTCGTTCGGCATTGGCAGGCGTCCGCTCTGGATCTCCTGCCAGACCCAGAACCTCCAGAAGGGGGCGGCGAATGACTGAATGATAATCTCCTGAATGCGACCGATGGTCTTGGCGGCGTCCTCCATCGCAAACCTCATGGTCGCGCCCCCGGCCTCCTCAGGATCGAAGAGGACCGAGGCGGGCATGTTGAACCCGTGCGCGATGTCGCGTCTGAGGTATTTCAGGAAAGTGTCGAGGTTTGCCGATGGGTGGGCATTGTTGAACGACTCGATCTTCTCTCCCGGCTTCAACTGCGGGATGATCGACCCATCGGTCATCAGATCCTTGGTGATGCTGCCGCCTCCCGCCTGCACCTTCTGAAGCGATGAACCGAGGCCGATGCTTCCTGCCTCTGGTGAGGTGATGACGAAGGCCAGCGAGGAACCGAGCTTGGCGCTCATCTTCTCGTAGCCGAGGATCTCGGTGATATCCTGCAAGTGATCGGCTGCGCGGTGCAGCCACGGGCGGGATCTCACCTGACCAATCCGGTCCACCTTCCCAACTCGGGTGAGGTCATCGGCAGAGATCTCGTTATACTCGGCGTAATTGCCGGGGGCCTTCAGCACCCGGTAGCGGGTGGGGGCACCGAGCTTGGAGACCTTCACGCCGTCCACCCATCCGTCCTTCACATCGCCGTGGGCCGATCCGACATTCTCGCCCGGGATGATCCGGAACATGGCGCGGTCAGAGTTCGATGTCTGCTTCTGCCAGAAGACATCCCCGGCCAACGCCATCTGCTTCACGAGCAGCTCCTGGGCGTCGTAGAAGTTGACTTGCTTGGAGACATCGACGCCGAAAGCGGAGTTGCCGCAGGCGTCCTCGAACGCCTGCTCGGCGAGGCGGTTCCATGACTCATCGGCGGTCTTGGCCTGCGGGATGAGAGGGCCGACGAACTTGGCAACGCCATCCACGGCCCGAGCGGCGAGGCCGATGTTTTCGTAGAGGAAAAACGACTTCTTGGTCTGCTCGATCCGCGCCGAGGGAGTGAGAGACTTGGAGGCGTCCAGCGTCGGCGTGTAAATCCACATCCGCTGCGGGGAGGCGATGCCGTCCGCAGATGAGAAGTTGGTTGCCTTCTTAGGGCGGCCCGCTCCGGGTCGCGCACCACCACGCTTTGATTTCGGTTCGCTCATGCATGAGCGCACCTGTCAAAAATCAATCGAAAATCAAATGGCGCAGCCCCTCGGAATTGAACCGAGCCAGATGGTTTTGGAGACCTTCTCGCCAGCCTTGGAACATTGGACTGCTAAATTGGTTCCCGGCTGGGCTGACCATATCAAGCCGCCGAAAAAGTCGAGCGGCACCGGGATCTCTCAGGCGTCCCCGAGAAAATCAAACCGACCAGCGGAGGTTGCTGAAGTCAGGACTGGTGCCAAGCTGTCTGGTCTGGACAGATGCGCTCGCGTCCAGAACGGCGATGCACTCCTCGATGGCGTTCAGATAAACCCACTTGGGAAGGGTCACTTCTCCATTCGCAGATCCACCCTCGGCACTCGTCCCGGTGATGGTGACATCCTCAACGGCTTGATTGAACACCTTCGTGGCGAGATCGCGCAGATCCTCCAGAGAGGAGTTCCTGAGGAGATAGCTCTTGATGCCAGAAATCTTGGCATGGTCGGGAGTGTTCGAGGCCATGAAGGCCCCGCCATGTCAAAGGTCAGGGGGCCTGCTGCGCCTCAACGTAGCGTCTAAGAATCCACCAGATCACGACGTGCAGTTTCGAGCAGTCGCCATAGTGATCTTGCGAAACAGACTTCCATGTCTTTGTTTTTCGATCCTGCGAGTCGATCTTCCTCTGCCCCATGTGTCCGACCATGAACTCTTCGGAAACATCGGATGCAAAAAACAGACGAGGCGCATCCTTCTTCCCGATCTTGGATTCATAGAGCGAACATTTCGCCTGATAATCCGAGTATAGGTAGAGAGGCAGTCCCCCGTAGTTATCCAGCCGGCTCTCTCGGAATGTTCCAACTTGAGCGCCAGAACCTTTGCTTGGGTAAAGGATCTGCCCCGATCTGAGGCAGACGTTATACACAAGCTCTGTGAAATCACCGCTGTCTATAAGCCCCTGCTGGACTTTCGCAAACCGATCAGTTCCGCGGATCGGATAGGAAAGCGTTGGGATGAGTCCAAGCAGATCCTCCGGGCCAAGCACGGTGCCGTGGTCGATGACGTAGCTCGTTCCATCTCTGGCCCATGCCTGGACACTCCAATGCGTCCGCTTCTCTCCAACGTCCGAGCATAGGGTGACAAGTGCAGGGTCAATAGGGCATTCCTTCAGCTTAAAATCATCCGACCGCATGGAGGTTACATCGGCATCACTGACTCGGGTGTGGATGTTTTCCCAGACGCCGGCCCCACGCTTCATGGTGAACTTTTTCAGCGGCTCAATATCTCCACGATGTTTGGCCTCATTAGCCTTGATCCACTCGACCACAAGGTCACCCCAAGGTATCCACCAGACCGCCCACGCCGGGCAGGTGATCGATGTCACCCTTGCCATCGGGTATGGATTGAAGGCCCTATAACTGCCAGCCATTGCAAGCCGCCTGCGGTTCTCGCTGGTGTCGGGGAATGTAGCTTTGCATTCCTCGAACTCGCACTCATATCGGGTTGTCTTTGCTGTTGCGTCGTAGTCGATGACCTCAGAGTCGGGAAGCGTCACCCGCTCATATTTGATCTGCTCCCATTTGTAGAGTTGCCACCTCGAACAGGAAGGGCATTGGAATCCGCGCCGGCGGTCGTCGCCTTCCGCATACTCGGCGTCCATGTCGTGAGGAGCTTCCTTGTCAGTCTCCCACCCTTGGGTGACTAGGATCGTCTTCCGGTTCCATCGGTCATGATGCCGCGCCTTCATCTCCCCGATCATTCCCTTCTCCCAGATCCAAGTCTCGTCGCCGTAGCAGTAACGGATGCTCTTTGCCTGAAGTCCGGAGATGTTCGCGCCAGTCAGGAACATGCTCATGTGGGGAAAGAGCATTTCCGTCTTTCTCTTATCGTGCCGATCCATTCCGTCCATGATGGCTGCGATGGGCTTGCATGCCTTCAGTTCAGGAATCAGCCGCGACTCGGCCCAGTCCTTGATATCTTTGTCGGTGCTTCCTGCTATCAGCATTGGCCCAGGCTCGACAGCGATGGCAAAGAGGCTAACCGCTTCCATGACCGTAGTCTTGCCGGCTCCAGTGCAGGCCCTCACCACCACCTTCTGGTGATTGAGGTCACAGCATGCCTCGATGATGTCGTTGAGGTGGGGGGCGTTGTTGGAGTTGAACGTCGTGGACCGAGCCGAGTGTGGAATCCTGAACCACTTCTCCAGCCACGAGACCGCCGACCCGACATGCCGACGGAAGACTCCTTCTTTGATGCCTTGGACAAGAGGACTCATTTGATCTTGTCCATCTCCCGCAGGATGTTCTCAATCAGAAGATCGCATTCGGCATCCAGCACAAGTCTGACGCCTACTTCATCTAGGCCGGCCAGCTTGCCGGGAGCATTGTTCCTGAAGGAGTTGATCTCGGCGCACCAGATGGCAGCGATCTTCTGGCCGTCTGACCTGACGCTTTCCTTTGTGACAACGGATGCCTGGAGGATCTCTCGCTCAATCCGCGCCTTCACGGCCTGCTCTTCTCGCAGATCTGCCGTCGCCTTCTCCTTGCGCTCCTTGGAGACTTGGAAGTCTTCCGTAGCCGTTCCTTCCTTGATGCGCCGGTTGGCATGACGCTTGGATATTCCTGCGCGTTTCTCTATGGCTTCGCGCTCCTTATTAACTGGTCTACTCATGTTAGTAGCTATGGGTCAAACGGGACTGGATCGTTCTAAGCCTTTTCATACAGATTTGACGGCAGTGCGCCCAACCGCGTGGACCCGACGACGGAAATAGATTTCTTCCGGGGGGGGTGGTAGGGTCGTGGTAATATATAATTGATCATTCATCTCTTTTGTCTTGACGAAAATTGATTGATGCTGTTTACCCTTCTGAACGGAGTCTCTTTCACAGTTCATTTAACTCTTCATCATCCTGCACGATGCGCCTTGATTTGCGCCTCAAGACTGATCCAAAGGAGAGAGTTGATTCAGTCTCCATTCCGCGCTTTCGGAAGAACTCATTGCAGCGTCGCCTGATCTCAGCTTGGCTCATGCGTCCTGAATAACCTCCCTCGTCTCCTGCTTTAGAGAGACGAAGCGGCTTGCCGTTCATGGTCGACCATCCGTCCTCGTTCATGCGCCGATCTCCTGCTTGATCTCAAGGCCGACGTCGACCATGGGCTTTAGAAGCTCCCATAGCTTCCTCTTGCGCTCGATGTCCCATCCGCGCCGCTCATCGTGCATCTTGCGCTCCCACGCGAGGAAGCTGGCATTGGTTGCCTCGATGGTGACGATGCCAGTTGATTTGTCTGCCGGGTTGAGGCGTGGCTTTTCCTCGGGGAAGGTGACGCCGAGATCCATCTCGATCTGGACTTCTGAGTCTGCGACGAACTCCACGCCCCATTCTGCGGTGGCGCGGTCGCGGCTAAACTTAACCAGCTTTGAGCCGAGGTGCTTGGCGGCAACACACTTGGCGTGAAGCTGGAACCAATCCTCTTTTGAGAGTGACGGGTTGTTTAGGTCGGTGATGATGCCGCTGATTAGCGGGTTATTGATGTCTGTTAGTTGCATTGGTTTAGTTGTTTTTGAAACGGTTAATGGCTTGCTGTTTTGCTGACGTGAATGGGTCGGTGGCCTTCTCCTTGAAGACTTCCCGACTGCGCTCTGACTTCCGGAACTTAGTGACGCTGAAGGCGGCATCCTTGCCGCTCATGTAATCCGTCCATGCCGTTGTGTAGTGGCTGACGAGTGCGCGGGTGCAGCCTAGCTCACGGGCGATCTCTGCCTGTGACCTGAAGCCGTTTAGCTCATCGAGACCCCCGGCACAGGCGAGGCCGTGAAGGCTCACCCTGGTATTGCTGGACTCCATAAGCTTGCTGATGACCCGTGCAAACAACTCCCGGCTATTGCCAGCGTGATCGTCCTTCTGCCGCTTCAGCTTCTCGACGACCTTGGTGGCAATGGCGATGGAGCAACCTAGCTCCTCGGCGATGACTTGCTCCTCGGTATCGATTTCGGAGGCCATGTCCGGGGTGTAGGCATTGGATAGGCAGTCGGCCACCCATGCCCGATGTGCCGCTTGTGGGGTGCAGGAGATCATTCCCGTTCCTCCTCGTTGAGGATCTCCACCTCTGGCGTTGGCATGGCCGGGGGCAGATCAAAGTGCTGTCTCTGGTCTGCCATCCCGGCCTCATATGCCGCCCGGCACCTCTCTTCGATTGTTGGGATCTTGTTGTTAGGGCCGAGGTATCTGGCTCCCTCGGTGTTCCACC